GATCGTTGATCGACTTGGCTTGAACCCTGCTGACGTTTTTGTTGATGTAGTAGAAGAGGCAGAAGCCGCAGCCTTTCCAGAAATAACAACGCAAGAAGAGTTTGACGCATTGCCATCTGGATCTGTGTTTATAGAAAACGGCCAACAATACAGGAAACCATAACTAATGCCTTCTAATTTTGGTGGTATACCTGTCCTAAGCGTTAGCAAGTTTGGTGGCGTTTCGGTGACTGATGAAGAAGTCATTGCTCCAGAACTTGGAAGCATGGAAACCGCTGCCGAGATACCAGGTCTTGAGCAGCCGTATCCAGCACCACAACCCGAACCGACTATGGGCGAATACGCCACTGGCGCAGCAGAAACTCTTGGAACGATGGCCACTGGCGCAACCACTGGACTTCTTGGTGGTGTTGGTGGAGCCGTTGAGGGGTTAAGTCAAGCCATTATGCAGGGCCAGTTTGGTACTCCAGAAGGTGCTCGTCAAATTGCAGAGTTGGCAGCAAGGGGAATGGGGGCTGGAACATACGCGCCAAGAACGCCAGTGGGTCAAGAAATGGTTGGGGCTATTACTGAGCCGTTATCGCAATTGCCTCCGGTTCTTGGGGCAGGCGGTCTTCCAACAGCAGGCAGAGCTGCCAGAGCTGGCGCAGCGTTACCTGGAGAAATGGTTTCTGCAGGAATGGAACGTTTACCAGGTGCCGCAGGTCGAGCTGAAACTGCTAGAAGTGTCGGAGCTGCACAAACACCAATAGCTTTGCAGCGCCGAACGGTGGCCGAAATGATGCCAGTTCCGTTTGAGGGCAAGGCTGGCTTAACACTTGGCCAGGCAAGCAGAGACTACGCGCAACTTCAGTTTGAAAAAGAAACAGCAAAATTAGCCGATGTTGGCTCGCCGTTGCGAGAGCGAGTCGAGGCACAGTCTGCAAACTTCATTCAAAACTTTGATGCCTTGGTTGATTTGCCGACACCTATTGAGCGCGAAGTTCGAGGTATTGGTGCGGCAGTTGATCAAGCGATTGTTAATAAAGCCGAGACGATCAAAAGAAAAATTAAAAAGGAATACAAAAAAGCTGATGATGCTGGTGAGACAATGGCCCCCGCAATCATGGAGCCATTGGTTGAGGCGTTAAACGATCTTGATAGATTCTCTGGCGTTTCAAAAAACATCGCTGCTGCAAAGCGCGAAGCTGCAAGGCTTGGAGCCATCGAGATAGATAACGCTGGCAACATAGTTCCAAAAACAATGACAATAAAAGACGCTGAATTATTGCGTCAATTTGTCAATAAAGACACAGATTGGACAGACAAGCGTCAATCCGCAATGGCGCGTCAAATCAATGGCGCTATTGACGCCTCAACAGAGGGTCTTGGAGGTCAAAACTACAAGGACGCTCGAAAACTGCGCAGAAAGTATGCAGAAGAGTTTGAGAATGTAGGCTTGACATCTAAATTGCTGGGTAAAAAAGGCAAAACAGACGAACGCAAGATTGCATTGGAAGATGTCTTTGCCAAGATCATTGTCATGTCCCCATTGGAAGAAATGAACAAACTCAGGCGAACATTGCTGACTTCTGGCCCAGACGGGAAGCAGGCATGGGCCGACTTAAAGTCATACGGAATTGAATACATTAAGGAAAAAAGTTTTTCAAAAAGCCAGCGTGACTCTCAGGGCAATCCATTATTATCACCTGACCAACTAAACAAGGTGGTTCAAGCAATGGATCGGAGCGGCAAGCTGGAGTCTTTATATGGCATAAAGATCGCCCAGCAGTTGCGTGATTTGGCAGAACTGGCAACGGTTATTTACACGGCACCACCAGGCGCTATCAACTTCTCGAATACATCATCTGCAATTGCCAACGCAATGGACATGATGATGACCTACGGAATATCTGGCGTTCCCGTTGCCGGAAAGGCTGTAATAAAAGAAGCTCTTGATTATGTCAAAAATAAGAAGGTGAAAGCTAGAATCAAGGCGTCTCTTGAGGCTCCACAACAATAACCATTACTGATGACGGCTCTGCCGCATAGGACTTGAAGATGACCGGCAGACGAAGTTATGAGGAGGTTTCACATGAGACCAATCAAGATATTGCTGACAAAGCCGTGAAGAAAGTCTTTGCTATTTTGGGCGTTGACATCGATAAACCAGAGTCCATCGAGGAGTTCAGGGAAGACCTTAGATTTGGCCGCCGAATGCGTAAACTGGCCGATCATGGGTCAATGGCATTGATCGGAACATTGGTAGCTGGCATGTGCGTAGCAATTTGGGCTGGTATTGCATCCAAAACTGTTGGACAATGATCGCGAGTGTGTCTGTGACTGCTGCCCCTTCCCCCATATCCGACAGCATGAGGTTCGATTCCTCAACACTCATCTCCACTTGCACTCTTCATCCCAGTTAGGCATTATCCGTCATGAGAGTTGAACTTCCTGTGCGGCTCTTGATTTAATGTTTGCGCCAAGGGAAGAACCGCGCCAAGTCTTGCTATTGCAGCAAGGGTGAATCCCTACAAATTAGCCTGCTAACGCGGGCTTTTTTGTGCCTGCAATTTAGCCAGGCAACACGTTTCTGCATTCCACGCCACTCAATCATCCACAGACGCACTCTAAACAGTTCTGAGGCGTTTTTGCGCCCTGCCCTATACATTGTATAGCTTATGAAACAAGCCCCCATAATACCGCTTAAATCGCATCTCTATTTTTGGAGCTTATACGCCAATGGCGTACCTGGCGCACCAAACTGTAACAATCTCGCAGAAATAAGCGCAGAAATAAGCGCAATAATAAATAATTTATAAAAAAGTATAGAAAGTCTTTTACTTTATGGTTAGATCAGATATAATTAGCTCAACAACAACGGAACGGGGAATAGAAAATGAACAACATCCAATCTTACAAAGTAGACGGCGCACTCTTTCACGTCATGGAAGGTGAAATATTTGGTCTTGGCGGTAGCGGAGATTTTGTTAAATCTCTTTACAGCGCAGTCAAGATGCTGGAAAGCGACACAGCAATTGTCTCAGTAGAACTTATCAGCGAGTGCGTTGTAACCAGAGCCTAATTAAACGGGGCTTCGGCCCCAACATTAACGGACCGGGGATTATAAAATGGACAACATAGAATTATTGCAGGTCACAATCTTATTTGTCATGTTCTGGTACGCAGGATTGGCAGCGGTAGAAATAACAACCAAACGCAATAAGCCAATGGCAACGAGGAATAAAAAATGATTTCGATCAAAAGTTATACAGTAGTTTTGGCCGACGGAACAACTGGAGCCATGTCAACTTGCTTTTTGAACGCCTACGAACTGATCGGCAAGAAAATCAACATCAGGACAAAGAATGAAAATGGCAAGCTGTGTGAGAAGCGCGGTGAGCTGGCCGAAATACTTGAGGAGTGGAACTCATGAAAACAACAACTAAGGCTGGGCTTGGGAGTTTACGGCGGTGAGCGCCGTGGATGTTACCAATATTAAACGGGATCAAGTCGAAAGATATGCGGTGATGGTACCCTTCGACGATGAGATGTTGTTCGTCACACAGGGCGATACAAAGTTTCAGTTAGGCGCTAGGTTGTTCGACACTGAAGAGAAAGCAGAGGAGCACGCTGCTCTATGGGGTGAGAATGCCGTGGTGGTTAGGTATCTTGAGGAAAATGCTAATGATTGACAAGTGCAGTTGCGGTGCCACATGCAGTCAGGTGGAAACTTTGCAGGCTGAGGTAGAGAAGTTGAAGACTGAGATTGAGTGCTTGAAAACTGAGATTGAACTAGATAAGCGAATTCATAATATGCAGGAGCAAGGCAAATGAATATTGATAGCTTTTATTCAGAAACAGAACAAATGATTGCAAGATCGGTCAGGAATGAAATCGCAGTAGAGACCTACTTGGTTGATGAGATGATTGATTGGGAAGCGTACTGTTCAAACGCCGACAACGGATTTGGCGGAGACATTACCACCGGAAAGCTATTGCCAACCCTAGCAGAATGGGTTAATCGCAAATAACGCATTCATCGTCAATGCACCGCTGCGCGTATGGCGTTAGGTGCGACTCACCAACCACTTGATCGGCCAGATGATCAATCAAATCATCGATTGTATCTCTGGCTCGCTCAAGGTATGCAACGTCACCGCCCATCTGATAACGAGCGATAGACTTCAAAGCCGCATCAATTACTAAGTCGTTCTCTTGATCATTCATGATCATCTCCAATGCTGCGATTTCTCGCAAATGCTTCTGCCTTCATTTCGTATTCAATCAGCATGTCAATGTAATGCCGAGCCTTCCGCAAGTCTTCAATACTGCTGCTATGCTTCAACTGATGCCTGCAAACATACTTAATAACATTTCCAACAATGTATCCTAACCCATTGATGTGTATGAATTCTACTGGCTGAATTTTGAATGACTTGTAGTGATTACCACCAACCTGGCTGTCAAATGCGCTCATTATTCAATCTCCAAAACATTGTCATACTGTCTGGCCATCTTGATACCACATACATTCCTGGCAACGATGCCGTCCTGCTTGCTCATGATGATCGACTGCATCTCTCTGGCAGCGCCATAGCCTGAGTCGGCGTGCCACTGATCAGGTGGCGGCAAAATACCAAACGACTCAAACAGGCACAAACCGATTTCCTCTGCCGTCTTGTGATGAATGTGTCCCGTCCAAAAATACACAAATTCTGATTGCCCGATTTCCACTCGCTTATCGCGAGTCATTGACTCATAGATTCTGTTGCGATTGATCCTGTCGCCGTGATGGATACCGATCAAACTTGCACCATGCTGGATGTACACAAATTTTGAAGTGTTTGGCGCTACCTGAACCCTTGGTTCGTGATGCCACCTGGCTGACACGATCTCATTGAAATACACGGCAGCGTCAGGATCGTGATTTCCCCTAGCATTGACAATCACCACTTTTGGAAACTTTGCGAGCATGATCTTAACGATAGCCGAGATCAGGGTTTTAGCTGCGGCTAGCACATGAGCCAATCTTCCATCGACATCGAGTGGAGCGCCTGATGCTGGGGTTCTATTCGTGCTGTCGTTCGCGTGGAACCAGTCACCGAGATTTATCAAGTAACCTGTCTCACAGGACGGGGCGGCAGCGATCAAGTGCCTGAAAGCGTTGTGGAGGTCGTTGATGCCGATTCGAGTGTCATGGTCATCATGACCAGTTGCCTTGCCCCAGGCTCGCATTCCAATATGAGCATCGCCAACAATGAAAAATGCTGCCAGGTCATCGCTGTTTGGTTTTGGCGGGGCAGTTATTGCTGGCGCTGTCGTGTTCTTCATGTCCTCGACAAGATCGTCCACAAACTCGACAAACATTTGCCGTTGAGCTTCTTTGTCGGCTTGAGTCTTTGACCACTGAATTTTTACGTTGCCATCAGCGTCATACAGTGTGCTGGTGCCTTTCAGTATCTGTCCTGGAGCTACAGGGTGAGTTAAATCATATTCTGGTGCGTAGCCTTTAATTGCCGCATTTTTCTTGACTCTAATTAAGATTCGATCAACTGATCTGCGACCAATGCCTAATTTTGCGGCAGCTTTTTGAGCTGATCCTTCGCTGATTATTGCCAAGATACTCTGTCTTTGAGACTCCGAATCGCAGTAATCAAGCAAGTATTGTAAATCACTCATAGTCATTAACTCCGGGTTCGATTGCTAGTGAGCACATGAACTGGCTAACTATTTGAAGTCGTCCTACAAGTTCTGAAATTGAACCAACATCGCCAGCAAACTCGCCAGGCATGTCTAATGAATATTGATCTGGGTACTCGCAGATAATTGCAATTCCAGCAATTTTGCCTGCAGATACGTCGGCAATTTTTTCCTTTAGTATCGAAATCATTTCGGTCTTGGTCGGGTCGAGATTTATAACGTTAGTCATTCGCTTCCCCATTTAGCTTTTTGTATTTGTCGTGCAAATTCTTTAGGTCATCTATCGAATATTTTGCACGATCATGCGGCCCTTCCAGCCATTCTACCTGACAAATGCCAATTTTGGCGATTAAATGCGATCGATAGCTTGCAATGTTGCCAGATAAGTGATTGTTACATGGCGAACACTGCTTGTGGCAGTTCAATTCGCTGAAACGCAACTCAGGGCTTGACCCAACAGATTTGTAATGGCCAGCGTGATATTGCCCAGTATGATGACGCTGACATGATATGCAGGGCAACAGTTTGTCACGGTTACGAATCCAACGGTTGAACTCAGCCTGAACTTTTTTTGTCCAGTATGATCTGTCGGTATCCCGTGATGCCTTCTTCATCACCCGCGTTTCAGCCTTGTACGCCTTGTCTTTGACCTGTTGGCCCCAGGCGACCATGCAATCAACTGAGTTGCAGGTCTTTTGGAACGATGAGAACTTGGCCTCAAATTGAGCCTTGCAGACTTTGCACTTGCTCATTTTGGCCTCGGCTTTTGCCATTTGTCATCCTTGCCCTTTTTTCGATAAAACTCTCGAATCTTGGCTATTGGTATCTCCCTGGTTGGATTGCTCATGTTCTTCCAGCCAGGATCGCGAGGCGTACTCATTTGCCTAACCCGTATTCTGACGGGTCTGTCAGCTTGATTCCTTGCCCTGTCAGGTGTACGCAGACGGCATCAAGGTATTCGGCGTGCTGTTTGACGTTCATGGCAGATGTCACTGGAAACTCAAACGGTTCAACCATCAGCTCTAATTTCTGCTCGTACCCCATTGGCTTGATCAGGCGGTCATATTTCTCCCTGTAGTCCTCACTGTCGCGCCGCAGTATGGGAACCCCGATATGCAGCTTGCAATACGCCCTGACCTCAAACGCTTTCAGATCGCCTTGCTTTTGAGCTTCTGCAAACCATTTGTACTGCAATCTATTCTGATTTGATGATCTGTCTTTGCACATCGGTCGTATAATAACTTCGGTTGGATTATCAATCTCCCATTTGTCGATAAACCGCATCACGCCTTCGCGTTCTTCTTGATTGTTGATTATGAAATAAATCTCTTCAGCCTTCATGTTCGCCCCCCAATTTGATTGATTTGTTCCAAGCCTGCCGCGCTAACTCTTTTCCCGGAACATAAGCATCCCAAAAATCTCGAATTCTGTTGGTCGCTGTAGTTTTGCTTTTTGTCAGGTCAGCAGGCGACAAGGTTTTTTCAAACAATATCCTTCTAGCTTTTTTTGCTGAAATATCTCCACATTCTCGACTGCAGTTTATTGAATTTTTGCTTCTCGCTTTGAATGTTTTTTCGCACGTTGGACACGTTTTAATAATCATTGATTCCCCCTCCCATTTAATTTGCCTGCTATCTGTGCCATCGAGTGTGATCATAAGACCTGACTTTTGCGATGTCTTGTGTCTTTACCCATAAAACCATCATGTGCAAATCGCCACCGGCTCTAACCTCTGGAACGTGAATTGCCTTCGGCTTCGGCGGGTTGAAAGCCAGGTTGTTTACAATCTTGCTAATCTGACACTGTGTTGCGTTGTATTTTTCAGCCAACTGTTTCTGTCGAATGGTTGAGTTGTGGTATTCGGCCCTGATTAATTGTGCAGTTTTGAAGTTCATTTATTGCCCCCGCAGTTGTGGTACTGGTACAGCTCTTGCTGACACAGTTTTTCTGTTTTCCTTTTCAGGTTCGATTGGTTTTTCTCTGATTTCTTGCAAATTAGATTCTGCTCTTGCCGCGTCAGCGATCATTTTGTCAGTGTGCCATGACATTGGCTTTCGGTTTTGGCAAACTTCAACGTGGTGCTGACTGATCTCTATCGAAAGACATCTTCCGCAAATTTTTGCGCCCATTAGTTTAGCCTCTGAGTTGTTGGTTTGTATTCAATTCCGTTCGCTGGAGACGTGATCACCTCCGCAAAATCCTTTGACTTAAACTCCAGCTCTCGATGCGTCAGGCTGCAGACATGCTTCCAGCCTCCGATCTTGGCTATTGCTTCAGCAATCTCAGGTGACACGCGAGGCTCACCATAGCTGCCAGTCTGTCTAATCTCTTTCAGAACTCGCCCCCAGGAGTCAGCCGACTTTTGCTTGGCGCTACCTTCGATCAGGGCAATGATCTGGCTGACCTTTGGGAACCACTCGCTGGATCGGATGTGATCCCTGAACGCCTGACGAAGAGCGTCAGCAGGGTATTGACTAAGCATGTCGTAATACGCTGACATCTGGCCCTTTTCAACTTTCGTTGAGTATGCGTTACCGGCCTCGACCATCAGCACCAAAAAATCCTGTTTAGTCATCATGACTGCGACTCCAGCCATTGTTTGGCGGTCTCGATGTTGCTGTCGGTTATGTCCCCATACTGGCTGACAGCTCTGATGCCAGACTCCCACCGCTCACCTGATAGCCACCGCTCTGCGTGAGGAACATACTTGCCACCGTCGTCAATGAACAGCCTGTCACTGCACGTTCGATGCACCAGGTCGCCAATGATCAGCCCCTTGTCGGCATTGACCTTGCCCCACTCGATGTAAGCCCGTTTTTTAGATCCTCGTCGATCAGATGGGTACGATTTCCAGAATTGCTCAAATTCTATTGAATAACCGGAATTCTTTTTTTCACTAGCTGTCGAGACTTCGACGGAGTGTTTTACTTCTGTCTCTGTTTCTGTATCTGTCTCTGTCTCTGTCTCTGGGGGCGTTACTGTAACGTTACTGAAACGTTTCACTGGTGTTTCCTTCTTGCCAGCCCTGTGTTTCCGCACCCTTTCGGCAGAATTGTCGCTCAAGTATTGATGTTTCGACCAACCAACTGGCTGAAAAAGATCATCTATCAATCCAACGTCCATCAAACGCCTTTTCACCTCTTCAAGATCCAAAGCCTGAACCCCGAGCTTGATGGCGATCATGCGCGAAAAGTTTTTGTCATCAGACTTATCCAGCAAACCTTCAGCCTTCAGACAGCAGATTGCGATGTAGTGCCACCGATCTTCAAACGCCAGCATCCGCAGCTTGACGTTATCAATGCTGTTCGTGTGTAATCGAAACCATCTCAATTCAGACATCTAATTTCCCCTTTGTTTGCCAATGCCTTGCTGATCACTTGGCCGCTTGCTTGGCCGCTTCCCAGACAACCCGGTCAGCTTTGCGAACAATCATCTTGTGGATAATGCCAAGGTCATCTGTTTCAACAAAAACTTGGCCTTGTTTTATCCAGTATTCCATCGTCGGCCTACCAATGCCTGTCATAAAACTAATCTTGTTCAGGTTCAGCGGCGACTTATCGACGTACTCTTTCAATCCAACTTCCATGGTGATCTCCAATTCGTGAGCCATGAGTATATCTGAAAAGATTGAACAAACAAATGAATATATTTGTAAAGAATAGTTTTATTCTGGATTTATCTGATGTAAGATGTCACTTCAATTGATCGGATAGGGGAATATCAATGGGAAGAACACAAGAGCAAATCAGCCAGTCAATCCAAGAGATTGATGACGCATCGTTTCACCTTCGCAAGTTTGCCGAGAAGTCTCATGTGCCACAGGACTTGGCCGCTCGAATCACTGCAATGGCTGACCTAATCTGCATTTTAGCTGATGACATGGAAGAGCATTTCGATGATCACGGCGACCGCGTGGTTGAGGAGGATGACTACAACGCTGGGTTTAATGAAATCATGGACGCCGACATCAACTCAATGCTTCGAGCACTGAGCATCCGAGGATGAGCGGCTTCATGGCTAAACTAAAGAATCGTCCAGTTGAGCGAACATACACGGTCAGCGGGACGTTGATGGACATTAGCAAGTCAGTACACGGGATGTATAGACTTGTTGAGTGCAAGAACAAGACGGTTACTGACGATGAGCTGGCAGAGCTAGAACAGATGGCTCGCAGGGCTTTAAAAATTTATCAACGAGTGGAAGGGGAAGGCAAATGGAAAATTTAATCGTAATCAAAGAGTCATTGGCAAAGCGAATCATGGATGCTGGCCTTGATTGTGTGCAGGTCAAGTACG